CTGCTGGGACTGTTCGGTCATTGCCGCTCGGTAGGCTTCGCTGCCGCGCGGAATGCCTTGATTGACGAGCTGGTTTTCAAGCGCCGCGCGCGAACGCGTCAGCGATGGCTCGAGCCGTGCCAGAATGGCCTGCTGGGCGGTTGCGCCGGCGCCAACGGGCATGGCCGCCAACCCGGTCAGATCGATGTTGGAGCGCAGGCTGGGCGCAAGAACGTCCGTTTCCGCCTGCCCAAGCCCGGTCAGCGATACGCCGCGCATTGGGCCGCCAACGGGCTCCAAGCGGCCCTGCAGGCGCGGCGCACGCACGCCGCCACGGGCAATGCCAGCCGCAGTTAGATCCGGCGCGCCCAAGATTTCTCCGGTGTAACCGAGGCCAGCCTGCAGCGACGGCGCGGTTGGTCCGCCGCGCGCCATGCCCATGCCGGTGATGTCGGGAGCGCGCGCAACATCGCCATACAATCCAAGATCCGTCCGAACTGGCGGAAGATTTGGTGTAAATGGAGTGGAAAGCGCTCGCTGCGCCGTCCCGATGCCCTGCTCTCCGAGCTGCGCTAGCTGCCGATCGACGCGCTGCTGAGCCTCCAACGTCGCCTGCGCCTCGGGCGTCAGGGTCTGCCGAACTGTCGGAATGTCGAGGTTGGTTCGAGTTGTGAACTGTTCGCGCGTTGGAGCCGCACCGCCGGCCGCTGCCCACTGCGCCAAGGCGCGCATGTATCCCGGCTGGTCGAGGCCATACGCGCCGGTCTCTTGGTTCTGTACCGTGAATTGCGCTTCTGTGGGCATTTCGCCGCGACCGCCGCGCGACTGGTATGTTTCCATTGCGCGATTGTAAGCAGCTTCGTCGAAAACCTCGTTGCCATAGGTCACCGTCTGCGTGCCAAGCGGCCCGATGATGTTCGGGTTGGACAGCATCGCGGAGGCACGCGCGGCCTCGACATTGGCCGCGCCCTGTGCTCGCGCGGCTCCCGCGTAGTCAGGCGCAGGTGGTGCCGATGCTCTCTTGCCCATAGACGCCTCCGACAAAGCGGCACTCCTCGCGCCGCAGGCTGTAGATCAAGAGGTCGCCGCCTGGCGATGCTTCGCGCAGGCGCGCTTCCTCGGCAAAACCAAGGCGATGCAAGATGCGAATGCTGCGGATGTGGTCCGCGGTGGTCGTCGCGATGATCTTGCGAGCGCCCAGCTGGCGAAACGGATAGTCAAAGATCGCCAAAATGAAGCTTCGGGTCAATGGCTTGTCTGCGGCGATCTGGCCTTCAATGCTGACGCCGTTCCAGTCGCGGTAGGATGCGCCGGCGGTCAGTACGCCGCTGCTGTTCCAGCCGATGGCCGACATGCAAACGGGGTCAAAGAAACCACCAATGCGTCCCATCACCCAGTGGCCGACATCCGGTCCGGTGACGATCATACGCCGGCCCAGCCCTGCTGGAACACGACGTCCGTCGAAGCCCATTCAAGCGACAGCCCCTTGCTGGCAGAACGAAAATTGACGGCCCCGCAATAGCCGATGCCCGTCACGCCCTGCCAGTTCAGCGTGATGATCGTGCTGTCGCCCCAGTTCGAGTTGTTCCAGACGGCCGTGTCCCAAACGGGCGCTGCTGCGGCCAAGTAGGACAACGGCGCCGCCTGGTTGATGATCTGGAAGTCGACGTTCATACCCACGAAAACCGAAGGCTGCCCGTCAGCGAACAAATTGGGGCGTGCGCGCGTGAAATACTTCTGCGTTCCGCGCGAGCCGAAGTAGTTGAAGGCCTGCAGCGCGCCAGCGGAGATTGCGGCGCCGTCATCGGCGTGATCGTCGGTCCATGCGCGGGCGACATAAGTAGGACCGCCAAAATAGGGATCTTGCTTGTGCAGGACAAAACAGCTAGCCGGCCAGCCGGTGAAATTGCACCAGCTCTGCACGATGGTGTTCATCACATACTGCTGCTGCTTTCCGGCCGCCACAGGCACGTTCACCAGAATGGCGTTGTACTTCGGGATGACGCAAACTTCCCAGCCAAAGTTTGATCCATAAGCCGTCGTGGCAGCCGCAAAAGCGCCTTGTATGTTGTCTGTCAGAGCCACGCGCTGCGGCGACACTCGTGCGCTGACAAGCGAAGATGACAGCGGAAACAGGCCATCATAGGCGATGTAGGCAAGATCGCCGCCGAACTTGCCAAGGCATCGCTTGCCGATCGGGGCGCCCATCGCATAGACGCCGATGAGCGACCATGTCGACGCGTTCGCGGGGTCGGTGCCGCGATAGATGATGATCTCGCCCTGGCTTGTCACGAACACCAGATTGTCGTCGAGGCCATAGCCAGCATCGATGGTCCACACACCCATCGTCAGCAGATAGCCGCCCTTGCGTGCAATCGACGACAGGTCCAGTGACTGTGCGGCTCCGCCCACGGACGACGTCGGAAGATACCAAGCCTTGAGCGTGTTCTTCTGCGTGAACCAGACACGGTTCTTGAACAGGATCACGTTGTCGAGGTCGGTCGTTGTCACGCCCGTGATCGCCGGAACCGAAACGCCCGTGATCGCTGTCCATGTCGACCCGTCGTATAGCCGAGGGCTATCTGCGCCGTTGACGCAGTACATGTAGTTTCCGCCTGACGTCGCGACGTTTGTGTATTCCCAACGCGCATTCGATAGGCCGGACACCACCGCCGCGCCGACCGCGCCAGGCGTCGTTGCGTCGTAGATGGCGGTGCCAGAGCAAGCAAACAGATTCTGCGCGGTCGCCCCGTTGTACGCCATCAGCGTCTCGACAGCGCTCGCAAAGCCGGTGACGTGCTTCTGGAACCCGCCGCGCAGCACGACGTTCGTCGCGGTCGGGAAATAGTTTTCCAGCGACACCGCGTCGGTCGGCTTCATGTTCGCCAAGCTGTCGCGCGCGTTCCAACCGCCGATGGGAGCAGGAAGCGATGCCACCCGCGCCGATGCGCGCTTAACGGTGCGCAGGATGGGTGCCGGGCGCGCCATCGTCAGGTGGACCCATAACCGCTGTCTGGGATGTTGTCGTAGCCGATCAGCACCGTGCCAGGGCGCGGCGCGAACGACAGGTTCGCCGACGACATGTCTTGCGCCATTGCGGTCTCCAGCTCGCGCAGGAAATCGCGATAGATTGCCGTCGTGTCGAAGCCCTTCGCCTCGAAGTACTTCAGCTTGGTCATCAGCACGACGACGCGATCCGGGTAGATGCATGTGTCGTCGTCGGCGGTGAAGCTGTTCTTGACAGTACCGGCGGCCGAGTACGCCCAACCCTTGCTGCGATACTCAAAACCCAGATACTCGGCGGTCGTGGTGGGCGGCCAGATCTGGAAGTAACTGCCGTAGAGCCGCCAGCGGATGCGCGGGCCGGTCGAGATGTAGCCCGAGAGCAGCCATTCCCACTGCTGCGGGCTCTCGGGGCCGAGCATCTCCCATCGCTTGCTTTTGTCCCATTGCGTGCGCGGGACGAGACTGTCGTAGTCGCTGGGCAGCGCGTACTTCGTCTTGGCGAAGGTGATCGTTGCGCCGGTCCCGGCGGATGCCGGCGTCTGGTTCAGCGTCACCTGCGTGCCGCTGTCCACCGACTGGATGAACGTGTCCTGGTTGATGCCCGTGCCGACAGCCATGTAAGTCGTATCAAGGCCCGTGGTGTCGGGAATGCCGGTCACGGCAGCCGATGATGTCGACCACGTGCCGGTCGTGACCAGATACTGCACCGTGAACCTGTAGGGCTTCGTCAGCTCTCGCCAATCGTGGCGCTTGAGCAGCTCGTAGCCGCTGGCATTCATCAGCGCGAGGATCTGGATCACGTCCTGCGACGTGTTGCCCGAAACCGTCGACGGGCTGACGACGCCCAGCTCGTTTGTCACCTGCTGGACAAGCTGAACCATCGTCGAGCCCATGTCAGGCACTCCTGTCAGTCATCGGCGGACGGCCGCGACGTGGCGCGTCCTCGCGCGCGGCAACAAGCGCCGCAACCTGGGCCTCCAGCGCCGCAAGCTTCGCCTTCGCTTCGACCAGTTCGGAGTTGCTGGTGGACTCCGACTTCAAACGCAAGAACGCTTGAGCGCGCAGCCGCAGCCCGACGCCACCCATGCCGACGCGCATCATCTGCGCGTCGGATGCCGTGGCGACCTGCTCGACGGTCCTAAACTTCAGGATCTGCAGCTCGGCGACCTGGGCATCGGTGATGTCAGAAGGAGCGGCGTCGTGCCATTCCTGCAGCTTCGTGCCAGGAATGTCCCCATTTTCGTTCTGCATTTGGAAGTGCAGCCACTGGCGCGGAAACCGCTCCTTGTGGTCATCGCGCACGGGCTGGTCGATGATGTTGGTCGTGTCGCCAGGCACCATGATGCGGATGAACGGGCGGCCAACCTCCTTGTTGGTGTAGAACTCAACATGGAGCTTGGCGTCGGCGTTTGCTTCGTCGCTATCCAGCGGCATCTTACGCGCCCGCGATCGAGATCCACGTCGTCGCGGACGTGGCGATGAACAGGACGCGCGTGGTTGCCGTGACGTCGAGGGAAGCGGCGGCGGCGTTGATCGTCGAGCCGGTCGCCGGGTAGACCTTCAGCGTGCTGGCGCCAGCGTTGTAGACGCACACCATAGCGCCGGCCTCGGTCGGCGGCAGCTTGACGCCCGTGCCGGCCGCCGTGGTGCCCACGGTGTTCCAGACAGCCGAGAGCTGCAGCGCGTCGGTCGCGGCGGAGCCGGTCGCGGTCAGGCCGGTGGCGCCGTCGCCGCAGATGGAGATGGTGGCGAGGCCCGAATTGCCGGAAGCCTGCACGCGAGAGGGGATAGGCATGGTGGGGTCCTTTCTTACTTGCCCATGA